ATAGCAGATAATAGTTATAGGATTATATAAATGGGATCAATATTCAGACCAAAAATGCCACCACTTCCAGCAGTTGCTCCGCCACCAGAGCCACCAAAGTCTGAAATGTCCTCCGAAGATAAAGAAAGAATTGCAAAAGAACAAGCCGCTATTCGTAGAAGAAAGTCAGGTAGACAATCAACAATATTAACAGGACCTCTTGGAATACAAGAGGATAAAGAGGAAGCGTTAGATACGCTGTTAGGATAAATTAATTATGCCACATCATTATGGAGGATCATCTTCTAAATCAAAATCTAAAAACACAGGTTCTCATTCAAGAAGTTATAATCCAGGAGCTGGAGGAGTTGTTCAACATAGTCCAACTAAAACTAAAACTAAAACTACAGTAACTAAATCTAATGATCATAGAACTACAGTTAATGCTCAAAAACATTTTATAAATACTAAACTACCACCAATGAAAACTACAACTGGGTCTATGGCTCTAGTTGCAAATATATTAGATTCTTTTACAGGAGCATCTGTAAAAAACAGAGCCTTCTTTGATAAAAATTATAAAAGAATTAGAAGTAATAAAACTTATCTTCCAACAAAAATAGAGTTTGATGCTTTACCATTAGCTGACAAACAAAAACTTTATAGAAAAACAAGATTAGATATAATGCGTAGCAATCAAAATCCATTTGGAGAAACAGAACCAGGTGGTAATGGAGGACCTCCTGTTAAAAAAGTTGTAGGTGGTCAAACTATTTTAGCGGCTGCTCCAACAGAAGCTGAAGTATCACAATCAGATGCTACTAATGCTGCCGAGACAAAATTAACTAAGAGAAGAGTAAAAGCAAGAGGAAGAAAAATGAATATATATACTAGTGCTTCCGGTAAAACAACAGATAAACTTATACTAGGTAAGAAAAGTTTATTAGGAATGGTTTAATGGCTAAGACAGATTTAACAAAAAAATTATTATCAAGATTTGATAGATTAAAAAGTCAAAGACAAAACTGGGAAACACATTGGCAAGAAGTTGCTGATTACATGATGCCAAGAAAAGCAGATGTAACCAAACAGAGAGCCAGAGGTGATAAACGAACAGAAATGATCTTTGATTCTTCTCCCTTACAAGCAGTAGAATTATTAGCCGCATCCCTACATGGAATGTTGACTAATCCTTCTACTCCTTGGTTTACTTTAAAATTTAAAAATGAAGATATAAATACAGAGGAAGAAGCAAAACTTTGGTTAGAAAGTGCGACTGAATCTATGTACACCGCATTTAATAGCTCAAACTTTCAACAAGAAATTTTTGAATTATATCACGACTTAATTACTTTTGGAACTTCATGTATGTACATACAAGAGGATGATAAAGAAATATTAAAATTTTCTACAAGACATGTTAAAGAAATTTATATTGCTGAAGATGATAAAGGTAGAATAGATACTGTTTATAGAAAATTTAATTTATCAGCTAGAGCTGTAGTTCAAGCATTTTCTTTTGATAACAAAATATCACCAGATGTT